ATTTGGGAGGGGGTGCCTTTTTAGCGGACCCCCCGCCTACCCATAATCACCGCCAATAAGGCCCTTTATAGGCTTTAAAGCAGTGATTATAGATAAAACGAGAAAAAACTCAAAACAGACAAACAAAATTAATAGAAAAATTATTTTTTATTAAAAGATCATTACAATTTAAGCTGTTTTTCTAGAAGTTTGGTTTCTTTTTCGTAATCACGATCGTCCTCTTTAACATCTTTTTTTACTTTCTTGTAAATGTTACGGAAATCGTATTTAATAATCTCATCAATTGCTCTTTCTATTTCTTCAGATGTTTCTTGATCTGAAAGAGATTCAGAAAGCATTGCAATTCTAGCAAGATAAGAATTAGTTGAATAACCAGCTTCTAGATCAAACTGTAACCAATCATCATACTGATCGAATGGATCATAAGGATTGTCAAAAGTTGTTAACATACACTCAACCATCGACTATTCACCTCACTTTCCATACTTTGATACAGTACTAACAGATACCCCTAGCTGGTCTGCTATATCCTGATTAGTGTATCCAGAGGCCCTATACGCCTTAATACGGGCTTGCTGGGCAGTTGATAGTGTAGATGTGGTCTTAGGCATAGCCCTAGCACGTAATGCATCGGCCTCTGTGTTATTAAGTATCTTATTGAGGGTAGTACCGGTCACAGCACCGGACTGTATAGCATTCCATTCGTTATCTGTTATTTTTATTTTACGATTCTTTGAACTAGATCCCACTTCTACGCGGGCTCTAGCCAACTCTTGATTTTTAATCTTTTTATATGCGCCATCTGACATGTCTGGATTAGCTTCTTTTTTAACTCTTGCTCTGTTTCCTGCAATGATTTGAGCCTGACGCTCACGGGGAGCATTCAGGAGGGAGTTATTAAGCTTAGCATTAAGGGAGGCCACCTCAGTCGCATACGTTTTTGCAGCGCCGGGGGACTTCTTCATGTCAGGGGTGGCGTAGTATTCCTTTCTAGCCTCATTCGCCATAGCTTTCATATGATTAGAGTAGTCCGCATATATTTTTTCTTGAGGGGTTCCAGAAGAAAGAACATTAGCATCACTAACTGTCATCATACCTTTAGCTTTTTCTGTAGCAAAAACAGTCTGGCCCTTTTTATTTTGATAGGTACGCCCAGATTGTTTTGTAATTACCTCCCCGGTGGTCCTATCTACATAAGGGGTACCACGGGTCTCGAGTACATCTATTTCCTGGTTAGCTCTAGAAATAAGAGTCGAAGGTCCTGTCTTACTCTTTCCAAGAATAGATTTGCCAGTGGCACGATCTACAGCAGCAGGATTGTTTTCTGTATGGCGTTGATACTTTTCTCTAAGCTCAGCTATATTATTATCAGTTTCAGATTTTTTATAGTCCAACTTATGTTTTTCAGCATCAATTACAACCATAGAATGCCTAACGGCTCTTGCGAGTTCATCTTCAGAAGCACCCTTAAGATACATATCAGTAATCAGGTTTGAAACTTTTCCCATTTCAATACCTTTTTGCTGCTTTGCCATCTTTTTCATTCCAGGATATCCAGGATATGCTTCTTTAGGATCAAATCCCTCAAGACCTTTAAGAGATGGCGTTGAAGTTACTTTAACCTTATTATTTAATGGAATAGCTGTAACAGTATCGCCATCAAAGTCTGCTCCAGAAAGTCTATCTGCTGTCTTTTTATTAATAACAATTGCGTCTGCAGAATCAGGTCCAATCAATGCTTTTGCTTTAGCATTCTTGTTATTTACTGTCACTATTGGTATTTCAAAAGGACCAGTATGAGGATACCTAATTAATGCAAGTTTTTCGCCATTACGATAGTTAGGAGCATATACTTCTGTTTCTTTAACAGATGGCTCGGGTAATATAACCTGAACACGCTGCCTAGGCAGAGAAGCCGCTTTAAGATGAGTCGCTGCAGAATCGCATTCATCTGCGAACTCTGCTAGATAATGCTTTTTAATGGTCGGATTTGTTAGTGATTTAATTTCATCATATTCCGCAGCTTTATCAGCATAAGAAAGATTCAACTGTTTCTTTATCAAAGGAATATTCTGCTTAGAAAGAAATTGAGCCGAAAGAGTTTTACTCCATTCGCCCCAATCGCCTTCTTCATTAACTTTATTAATTGCCGATAGATGTTTCTTACCATCTTTGCCGGTATAATAACTTTGTCCGCCTTCTTTAATTTCTGCTCCAAACGGATTATCTGGGTCATCATCCTTAAAAGGTTTTAATACACATTTTCCATCACTAATAAGAGGCGTTCCACGCTTTTTATTAGTATTAAAGACAATGTCGTATCCATCTGGAATATCATCAGAATATGCTGCCATTCCTTTCAAATAATGTGTTCCATCTACAGCTATTCTGACTTGAGCATATTTTGAAGTTCCAAGACTAAGATCATCAACATTTCGCCTTATTAATATAAGGCCATCTTTCTCTTCTCCACCATCCTCAGCATATGCCACTTTTATACGTTTCGAACTAATACTAGCCGGCTGTTCAAAAACTTTTCCTGGTTTAACAAGTTCGCCATTTGAATCAAAGTCCTCGATATTATGTACTTTGGCATTTTTACAAGCATCATATGCTTCAGCATATGTTGTGCCAGGAGGGCACAGTAAATTCATAATTGTTCGCTGACTAGGATTTGTGACCTGGGGAATAGAAGTCGTCCATACCTCATAACCGTCTCTGTCATAAAGTAAAGTGACTGCTTCTTGCATCTTTGTATCAGACACCCCAAGCTGTCTTTCTACTCCGGCTCCAATATCAATTATTCCTTTATTTTCAACAGCAGCTTTTAATTCTTCTGCTTTTGCTATAACTTGATTGTTACGCATCTCAGCTTCTTTATTCAGCAGAGATCTAGCAGTCGATTCGGATATTCCTAATTTTTTAGCAGCCGCGTTAACCGATAAACCTTCTTTATCAATAGCATGCCTCAATGCAGCGATCTTGTTATTTCTTCGATATATTCTTGCAATGGCTTCACGATCTCTCATTTCGTTGATCGTCATATTAAGCGCATTAGCAATATCTTTTTCCGTTGCTTTAGGGTTTTCTTTTTTGATCTGTTCAATACGACCTATAAAGTCAACGCCACCTCGCTGATATGGAACATCACCAGAGCCCCAAGGATAACGACCTGAACGTCGCGGCATTCCATAATGTGCTAACGAATCTTTCATTGACGTTACTCCTTAGTTTTAAACTCATTTATCATTTTGTCGAAATATACTATTTTGTCCATAATATGGACGATTTCATCGGCTTCTGGAATATAACCAACTATGTCATCAGACTGATAGATTCTTAATTCCACATTAATATCTGATGGTTTGGCACCATACTCTAAACAAAATAATGCAGAATATATAAGGAGCTGCTCCATATGTGCTGGAGTAACTCCTGTTTTTAAATCGTGAATCCTTAATTGATTTTTTCTAAAACTGATAGCATCACATGTTCCAAAGCAATTGTCTGAATAATATAGCAACTGCTCAGGCGTCATCTTATAGCCAATAGCATCGTTGACATACATGCATAAAGTTTCTTTTGTTCTAGGCTGACGCCTATTTAATTTTATACATTGAGCCGCCCAATCATGAAGTTCAGTTCCTCTTTTAGCAGCTTGTGCATTATTCCAAACAGTTAAAAGACGTTCATCATCATAATTAAGCCAATGATAATTACTCGCTCCCAGGAACGCATGAAGCCCCTTCAGGTTTGAGTGCTTGTTGAAGTTCATGTAATACCTCCTCTTTATTTTCTGGGTAAATAAAGCGCGAGAATGACATATTATTCATTTGCTCGACATAGGTATCCTGATTTGGCTGGTGTGGAGCATGTTCGCTTTTCTTACATTCAAGAGTTGCCCATCTATTTTTGTAATATATTGTTATGTCTGGAATTCCCTGTCTGTAATTAGCGTCATTCTTCATAACCAATCCATCAGGATATGGAAATAATTTATTAAGCTCTTTTATCAGCTCAGCCTGAAACTTATTTTCGTTTTTCATAAAACCTCCTCTTTTTATGAAAAAGCAAAGAGAGCGTGACATATACGCTCTCTCTTCTATAAAAGGGGCTGTTTTTTTCGCGAACTCTTATTTAGCGAGAAATTGTTTCTCATTAAAATTTTGTTTCTTACTGAGCGCTGAAAATATAGCTCGATCAATTTGTGAATTTGATTTTAAATGGTAATAGTACAAATCTCTAAACGGGGTATTAACTCGATTGATCCTCCCAGAGGCTTGAACTACAGTTCTATAAGAATAATTTTGTGAAAAGAATATAGTAGTGTCTGTTGTTATGCAATTCCAACCTTCGGCCCCAGACGCATAGTTAACCAAATATAACCATCTATCTGTTGTTGGAACAGGCTGATGAATATGACCATTATACTCTGCAACAGTAACATCATCGCCCCAATCAAAATTCTTCAACATCTCTAATTCATAATCAAAATTGTAAAACAAAATTATTTTGTTTTTAAACTTCAAAATATCCTTAACAGCAATAAGTCTGGATGGATCAGAGTTAACGACTTTACGCAGCAAATAACAAAGACCGCCAGCATTCATTATTGGCATGTTATCGTTATATGGGTCTTTACGTTCTATATTCACATAGCGATATAAATCGCGATCATATGGAGTAATAATATATTCCGAATGCTTAATCGTTTTTGTACTATATTCCATGTCAATAAGAATATGCCTTTTGTATTTTAGCAATTTTCCAGTATTCACATATCGATCAACTTTCGGAAATTTAGACCATCGATCATAAATAACATGCTGCCTACAGAAATCCGTTTTGTTTCTATAAAATCCATTTGCAACGAATGTCGGAATAAGATCTGTCCAAGTATCAGCAGGCGTGGCTGATAATAATATCCATTTATTTTTCTTTGCTATTTTATAAAAAGACTTGACCCAAGCACCAGATCCACAAATATGTTGCTCGTCTAATATAAAGAATGCATTTTCAACATCAACATATTTCTTTATATTATTCCAACTATCTACTTTAGGAGTTTCGGGAAATAGAAAAGGGATCGCTTCTTTTTCCCAATCAAGCAGATCCCTTTTCTGTGCTGTTGTAATAATATACAGCGGCTCCTTCATTTGTTTAAGTGGTTTAAATGGGTCAATGCTTCCTCCTTGCTCTTTATGATAATATGCCAGGGATGTTCTGGATTTCCCAGAACCAACATCTCCTACTAATATACATCCATTGTGCATTCGCCTAACGGCGTCCATTTGATAATCAAAAAGGATTGAACCCATTTCAAACTCCTTCATTAGAATGGAATATCATCCATATCGTCAAATACAGAG